CCCGAAGAACACACACCCGATGGACGTGGTGCGTCTGTCAGAGGAGGAACAGATATACATCCGCGCCATCGAGCGTAGAGGAGAGAGTATATACAAGCAACCGAGGATCAAGTTATCAACGATCCACGCTATGAAAGGAGGGGAAGACGATAACGTAGCGGTGTATTTGGGATCCACCAAGAACTGCGTAGAGGGTAAACATCCCGAGGACGAGCACAGAATATTTTATGTTGCCGTTACAAGAACAAAACAAAACCTCTACCTAATTGAGTCAGATAAAAAATATAGGTACGAAATATGAAACGTAACGATTACTTGGATACGGCGAAGCAGTTGATCAATGGTAACAGAGCCAAGGACTACGGTGATGCCAAGGATAACTTCGACAGGATAGCAACGGGATGGAATGTCATAGTCACTGATGCATTGAGCACCCATGGTAAGATTACAGCCAAGCACGTTGCTCTGATGATGGACTGGGTGAAGACCTGTCGATTGTTAGAAACGATAGACCACAAGGATTCTTGGATCGACAAGTGCGGATACAGTGCACTGGGTGCGGAGTTTGACAATGAAACAGACTGAGATGTTTGAGAAAGACTACATCATTGCCAAGCAGATGAACCAAGGTAAGGAACTGACATGGAATATACCATCAGAGTTTCCAGACCTGACGGGCTACAAACAGATAGCCGTTGACCTTGAGACATGTGACCCGAATCTAATTAAGCTTGGCCCTGGATGGGTGCGTAAGGACGGGTACATCGTAGGCATAGCCGTAGCAGCAGGAGACTGGGAAGGATACTTTCCTATCCGACATGAGAACGGTCACAACATGGATGCAAAGATTGCACTCCGATGGCTACAGAAACAGATGGCAACACCAGATATAGACAAGATCATGCACAACGCCACGTATGATCTGGGTTGGTTACGTGCCGAGGGCATAAAGGTAGAGGGTCGGATCATCGATACCATGATTACTGGTGCGGTGGTGGACGAGAACCGTTGGTCATACAGCCTGAACAATCTTGGCAGAGACTACCTCGATGAGCGCAAGGATGAGAAACTTCTACGTGTTGCAGCAGCAGAGTGGGGCTTTGATCCCAAGGCTGAGATGTACAAGCTGCCCCCTGAGTTTGTTGGACGGTACGCTGAACAGGATGCAGGCATGACCCTGCGTTTGTGGGAGCGACTGAAGATAGAACTGGAGAAGCAAGACCTATGGAACATCTGGGATTTGGAGACTAGCCTGATACCTATGATGTGTGACATGCGTCAGCTAGGTGTGCGTGTGGACTTGGACAAGGCAGATCAAGCCAAGACTCTACTCAAAGCCAAGGGCAAAGAACTGAGGGAAGAGATCCACCGACAGACAAAGATCAAGATAGAACCATGGGCGGCTGCATCTGTAGCTGCGGTGTTCGAGGAGCTAGGACTGAAGTACCCTGAGACTGAAGCAGGGGCACCGTCATTCACCAAACAGTATCTCAATACACATGCCCACCCAATTGCACAAATGATCGTCAAGCTACGTGAATTTGACAAGGCGGATAGCACGTTCATAGATACAATCATCAAGCACTCGCACAACGGTAGGATCAACTGCGAGTTCCATCAGCTACGATCCGATGACGGGGGCACGGTGACGGGTAGGTTCTCTAGTTCAAACCCAAACCTTCAGCAGATTCCGGCACGAGATCCCGAGATCAAGAAACTAATTCGTGGTCTGTTTATACCAGAGCAAGGGTGCAAGTGGGGATCGTTTGATTACTCAAGCCAAGAGCCGAGGTTACTGGTGCACTTTGCGGCAAGCCTGAAGGGTGAGTACAAGCACCCGATTGTCGATAAGATTGTTGACGAATACAACACAGGTGATGTGGATCTACACCAGATGGTGGCAGACATTGCAGGGATCAAGCGTAAGGAAGCCAAGGTTGTAAACCTGGGAATCATGTATGGCATGGGCAAAGGTAAACTGGCAGCGCAGTTAGATATATCACCAGAAGAAGCAGGGGATTTACTGGATACACACAGAGAGAAGGTTCCGTTTGTTAAGAACCTTGCGGACATTGCGAGTAGACAGGCAGATAAGTTTGGACATATTAGAACCCTGTTGGGTAGGCGGTGCCGCTTCCATCTTTGGGAGCCTCGAACCTTTGGGTATAAGAAACCATTACCATACGAGGAGGCCATGAAAACATACGGTCAACCTCTAAGAAGAGCCTTTACTTACAAGGCGTTAAACAAATTGATCCAAGGTTCAGCTGCGGATCAAACTAAAAAAGCTATGGCAGATTGCTACAAAGAAGGACTTTTGCCTATGCTAACGGTGCATGATGAGTTATGCTTCTCAGTAGAGGGCGACGATCAAGCGCACAACATCAAGCACATAATGGAAAACGGGTTGTCGGATGTCTTGAGAGTCCCCTCTAAAGTAGACGATGAACTCAAAGATAATTGGGGAGAAATCGAATGAAACCAGAAAAGATTAAAACAGTCGGTCTTAGAGAAATGCATCCTGTGCAGGTCAAACATCTCATGGAACTTGTGGGCATGACATTGCATCTTGCCTCCGAAACGGGTGATGATGAGATCCTAGAAGATGCCGAGCATCTTTGTGACGAGATGATTAAGTTATTCGGTGGGGTTGGAGTACAACTATCTGTCGAAGAAGATCCAGATATTAACCACGACGGTTCGCAATCTGTGCATTAAGCGCAGCGGTTACCGGGTTATCACCTAACAACGAAGGATCTACTGGCCCAGGTGCACGAGCCTGGGTTGGTTGGATCTGTGGTACTTGTAGACTGCTGTCATTCTGTAGATTAAGATATGGGTTAGTTGCAGGAGCAGGGTTCTGTAGATTAAGATATGGGTTAGTTGCAGGAGGTAATTGAATAGGCACTGGAGTCCGAGTTCTTGTGTCTTCTACTTTAGGATCTAAAGGCAAATCTCTCATGCTTTCTCGTACTCTTTGAATCTCTGCCCTAGGAAGCTGATCAAGACGACCTACTTTGCGCAACTTCTTAGAGGCTTCAGGAGATAATTTAAACGGCTCAAACTTACCGCGCATGATACCCTTAATTCCACCGATATTATTTTGCTTGAGAATTTGCCGAATTTCTGCGTCAGTTACACCCATAGTTCTAAGATCTTGAATCATACGATAGTAGCCCCGATCATTACGGAACTTAGCTTCATTTGCTTTGGTAAATCCATCTAACAATTGGTTAGAATTTACATTGAAGTCATCGGTAAGTTTATTAAACATTCGTTTGGCATCTGTTTGTCCTTGCTGAAAACCATAAGCAGCAAAACGTAGGCCTTGTTTAGGGTCAAACTCTTGTTCAGAAATTCCTGTGGTTAACCGTGCTAGTTCTTTCTTCCACGTCCGTTCACGACCCATTTTGTCTTGTTCAGATATTGCGTCAATTCCAAGCCCATCTCCCGCTACACCACGCAAGAAACGACTAGCTTCTATTTTACCGCCAGATATATCTGCGGCCCTCAAAACATTTGGAATCATTGTGTCAGCAACGTGACCCGCCATTTTAATTAATTTAACATGACCTGGATCTTTTGGATTATATACTTGTGCTCCAGTGCTTGTTTGTCCACCTCGATACGAGATATCCAAAAGTGCATCAGTCAACATAGCTTCATCAAGAAAAGGGGCAAATGCTTCTCCTAATGTTCCTATACCTACATCGACAAACACTTGATCAACATCCTTGCCCTCTTTTATGGCTGCGTCCATCTCAGTAATTGCTCGATTAGCAAAACGAGAAAGAACATCGTAAGGATTTTGAACACTGTAGTTAACGTACTTTATCTTACCATCTTCTGTGCGACCCGTAGGTATAAGAGTAGAACCCATCATCCATGGTGCCCCAAAGGATCGTTTGAAAGCTTCCATCTCTTCCCGCGAAACACCAGAAAATTGATAACCTGCCTCAAGAGCAGCCGCAGGAAGCACCGCAGTTGTGGTCACAAACCCTAATATGCGTTGCCGACCTCTAGCTTGCACGGCGGGTATGTCTGAAGCCATGTCATCAAGCCCTTGCCTGACGATGTTAAAACTGTTTCTGTATATCTCCGCAGGGAAAGTGATAAAGTTTCCAAAGGGTAACTTACGTCCAAGTTGAATTAATTCAGAGGCACCTTTATTATAGTTTGGTACGGTGTCTCTTACAATCTGCGCGGCGCGAGTCTTAATTAAATCATCCATATCAGGTTGACCACGCCTTATAGCTTCAGAGGCTTCTATGGATAAATCTTGTCCGTTCTTTGTTAGGTACGCAATTTGTTGATCTGCGATACTATCGTATCCGGCTTTACGGGCACTGTCTAATGTTATGCTGTCTAAAGCATGACGTAGTTTGGCTTGCTCTGAGTTATAACTAAAGTATTTCCAGATGTCGTCTGAAGCTTGATAAAGATTTTCCATTCCCTTGGCTACTGATCCCACGCCTTTGGCGGCTTTAGATGTAACTGGTTTTCCTTTTATAGCCTCAATAAAATTTTTAGGTTGAGCTTCTCCCGAAGTGGCATAACCTATGCCTTTATTTAATTGGTCTTGAATCTCTCTTAACTCTGCGTTTGTACCGAGAACACCTCTACGCAAAGCATCCGACAAGTCTGCAAACACAGCTTCGTCACCTTTGTTACGGACGTTAGCAGTAACCGCTGTTAAAGAATCTAAGAAATTGCTCCCTCTTCCAAACACGGGCATGTTGCCATTTGCTAATGCAAACGTAACCGCTGTTGTAAAGTTTCTTACTTGTGTGATTGGGGACAGTACTGTCTTACTGTACTGAGAAATACCTTTGCCTTTTAAAAGAGTGTTTAAAGTTCCTCTAAGAAGATTAGTTCCAAAGGTACCACTACCCATATTATAATTTGTAAGATCTTTATAGATAGCATCAGGAACATAAAATCCGTCAAGACTTCCCCATCCTGCTCTTCCAATAGCTTCTTCGGCTGCGTCATCAACAGCTTTACCAGGGATGGTACTACTTAAACCATCAGTGCCTCCCAGTTTAACATAACCTTTTTCAACCAAACCTTTTTGTTGCAAAGGAGTCATTTTATTTCCGTCTTTAAAAAACTTTCCAATACCAGTATTTGTTTTAGCCATCTTAGCAATGTCCCCGTAATACTTATCTACGGCAACGAACTGAGATAGGTCTGTAACAGTACCGAGAACCGAGGCACGAGGATCTTTTATCTCACCCAATAAAGCACGAAGCTCTGGCTCTATGTTTGTTCTTTTAAGAAACATAGAAGTTTGCAGACGTTCTCTTGCACTACGACCACCTTCTGTTTTTCCTTTTTTCTTTTTTATGGCGTGTCTACCTAAAAAAGACTCTCGTACTTTTTGCGCCAAAGCAGGGGTGACTTTGGAACCAAGTACAATTTTCATCTCATCTCCCGTACCAACGCGACTTAGACCATTTGCATTCATAAACTCTTGATTGAATACATCATCTACATCTTTACGAGCTAAGTCCGTAAGTTCTTCTTCAACAAGATTAGGTCGAGACATGAAAAACTCATCAGCGTCTTTAATTACTTGAGCATCAGGGACATACTTTGCATCTTCGTGTATTTTATAACTACGTTTAACGTAGCTACCAATACCGTCATTAATAACTTCTTTAATGTTTCTACCATCTTTAGTGACAAAGTTATTATTTGTTAAAAAATCTCCGTCTACAACCTCTTTACTTAACACATCTATTTGATTTCTAAGGAGTTTCGTGTTGTTGTGAATACTAACAGGGATTTTTTTAAGAGCGGCTGCTTTTTCATCAACACTCTTAGTAGTCATGTATTCTAACATATTATTTAAAGCATCAGCTTTCTTAACTGAACCAACATCGTCAGGTAATTTATCAAAAGTTTTATTAAGCTGTTCCTCAATGTTATTAAAAACACGTTCAGCAAAATCTAATTGAGGTTTAATTTCTCCATCTAAAGTTAATCTCCTTTCAGCCACTTGCGCCGGAGTAGATCCACGATACCTAGAAAAAGCAATTGCTTGTGCTATGCCATCTTTAAATGTTCCCAGTTCTTCTCCTGGTTCCGCAAAAGTTCTTTTGTTTACTAATTCATTATCTATAAAGTCAGCAGCTTGATCTATCTTTTGTTTTGCTCCTGCTGCAATATTCTTTGTGATCTGTGCGTCACCAATTGTTTTTCCTGCTGCCCCTAAACCTGCCTGCAAAACTCCGCCTACGACCCCCGCCTCCAAACCAACTTTAAATCTATTGGCAAATCGAGCGGCTGCTTTTTCAGAGTTATCTAGACCCACAAGATCTGAAGATTGAGTTGGCCCTGCTTCAACCCAGTCGCCAATTGTAGTGGTATTGTCTCCAGATACAGCCATTTCTGTGCCTGTAACCGCAGCTAATTCTTTGAAGGCAAGGTTTCTTTTTTCTGCCTTGGTCATTTCTATTAATTTCTTACCCTTCATAGCCGCTTTACCAACCTTAGATGCTACACCTACGCCAGGTACAACATACTGGGTAATTACTTCTGCGCCCTTTCCAACAATTCCTTCAGGGTCAAAACCTGCGGCATCACGAAGAGCCTCCGCTCCTGCTGTTACCTTGTCTCCATAATCTGAACCTGTAAAATAATCGGGTACGATAGCAGCGGCACCAAGGATACCTTCTCCAATGCCTATAACACCAGATCCTATACCTTCTACAAGCTCACGGGAAATGGAACCCTCTAAAAACTGTTTGCGATTACGTCCAGTTTCTTCTGGAGTTTCGGAAAGGTTTAGATATGGGTTGCTAATAGAATCAGGTTTTTTGTCTAGATTAAGGTATGGATTATCAACCATTACAGACCCTCAATGTTAACACCATCTTTTGCCGCTTGTTTAAGAATTAATTCTCTCTGTTCGGGTTTCTGTTTTAAAGCATCCTTTACCATCTCTAACCTAGATTCAGGAGTTCCTGTAGGCTGTCCTTGTGCAGGAGTTCCTGTCGCGTAGTACTGCGCGGCAAATTGTTGTGCCTGTGCCATAGCTTCGTTAAATGGGATGCCTTGCGCAAGTAATTTACCAAGCACATCTCGAACTGCATCTGCTTCTGCCTCAAGTGGAGACATCTTAGATCCTGATTTCAATGCTGCTTTGGTTTCCGCTGTCTTCTTTAACTCATCAAGTCCTGCCAAGGTAGCAATTGCAAATGCATCAGCACCTTTACCCACAGCATTCCCTTGGAGCACGTCAACAATCCGACGATCTATCTCTGCTATGTCACTGACATCTTCCATACCAAAGACCTGACGGGCAAACTCCTGTTTTCCTTCTGGAGTGTCTGGAACCTCTGCTGCATCAAGAGTACCTTTGACCGCAGTTTCTGTGTCCTCTTCTGCTAAATCATCAATCTTCTGACCCTTTTCACTGAGAGCTTTTTCTGCTGCCTCTAGTGATCCATATCTTGCTATTGCAGCATCCGCTGCACCAGAATCCATCTCTGCTAGAATACCAAGAGCACCTCTAGTTCCTTCTGTTTGCTCAACAGTAGGAGCCTTAGAAACATCCACGGGTTTTCTAGCCTCCCGTCCCATTCTTTCTCCCATCTGAGAGTACGCTCTAAGCTGTTCGTTTATTGCACCGCCATTGTTCATCATTACAGGGGGCATAGGAGCGGGGGGCGGGGTCTGTTGAACCATAGGTTGTGCAGGCATAGGTGCCGGAGCAGCCATGGACATAGGTTGTGCAGGCATAACTGGTGCCATCATCATTGGTTGCGGCATTTGCTGCGGCATGGACATAGGAGCGGGGGCCATGGGCTGAACAGGGGGCATCGATGCTTGCATGAGGTCGGATGAAGAAGCCATGATACCACCCATCTTTGCTAGTTTCTGACGTGCAGGTCTAGCCGTATCTATAAACAACTTACGATTATAAACCCCATTCATATTAAGCCCCGCTTACATTCATTAAACTACCCAAACCAAATAAGTTTCCTTGCCCCGCCGCAGAAGAAGCAGTGTTAGCCCCTGCCAATATGTTACCAAGAGAACCACGTTGCGGTACACCCGTGGCAACTAAACCCGTAGAGGCACCTGGCTGACCTTTTAGTATGTCTCTCATGAAAGAGAATCGAGCAAACGGTTCGTAAGCTTCTTCAAGCTGACCTTCTCGTTGTACATCAAACTCTCTTTGTAATTGTCCTTGTTCCAACTGACCCACATTAAACAGGGCGTTTACATCTCGTTGACCTAATTGCTGTGATGCCTCTCCAAGAGCACCGAGTCCCGTGCCAAGAGTCTGGAATAATTGAGCACCAGTCTGTCCACGTTTCATCTGGTTTTCAAAAGCAGACTGAGCTTGTTGTTGCGCACCAGTGTACGCAGCTGAACGTAGTTGTGCACCTGTTCGTGCCATCTGATCTGCTGCGTTACGTGCAAGTTCTTGCTCCGCTACAGCCTGACGTGATCCACCGAATGCTCCGGCACCCACAGATTCTGCACCAATTCTGTTTCGTTCCATGTCCGCTTGACGACGAATATCTGAAAGAGTTGTGTCTATAACCTGTTCTACAAACGGATCGTAAAATTGTTTGTAGGAGGTAGGATCATATGCTCCGAGTGTAGGACGAACAGAATCTAGCCCTTCGTCGTATGCACCTCGTGCATCTGTTAAAAATGGCTCAAAGGATCCAACACCTTCTTGCGCCAAACGTATGGCTTCTGTTTGAGGGTCGGTAAATCTAATTACGTCTGGTGCAGCTACGCCACCCTCTACTGCTTGGATAGCAGAGCCATACTGATCTTTTTTCGCTAGGTTTATGTCAGAAGTAAACGTACCGTCGTCTGTTTCATACAACTGATTGCCATCTGCATCCATGACTGGAGTGCCATACAACGGAGATCTGGACGCGATACCACCCACTTCTCCTGTGTCTTCATCAACTCTGTAGATGTTGGATAGTAGATCTTTTAAAAACTTCTCCTGATACTCTGGGAGAAGCGTCATACTTTTGACGGTAGACTCAGCCATTATGCTCTCCTCTCAAACCTATTCATCATCTTGTACATCTCAGCGGCCCCCTTCGCTCGATTGCCGCCCCCTGCACCTTTGACTGCATCAGCAGTCATGACAAACTCCCCGTCCGAGAGCCGTGCTTCTTGGACCCTGCCACCATCTTGATAAATCGCTGCGGGTATTGAATCACTGGTTCCTGTCCCTGGGCCTGCAATCATGCCCCCCGTTGCTGCCATCACAGGTGTGCCCTTATAGTCTGGTCTTCTCTCTCCAGTATTATACTGAGCTAACTCTGTTTCTGACATTAAGTTTTCAAAACGTGGACGACGTTGCTTGTACAATTCTTCTTCCATTATACCTTGCAGTAAAGAGTTCATGACATTTTTATTGCCACCTTCACCTTGTTGTCCTAAACCCAACGCCAAAGCTCTGAGCGCGGGATTACCCCCACTAGCCATAGCCGCGAATTGTAGGGCTTGAGGACTCTTTACTAGATTAGCAATACCACCCGCAGTTGACCGTGAACCACCGCGATTACCCAAAGCATTCAAAGCCAAACCTGGAACACCTATAGTCGCCCCTTGAAAAGAAGAACCTACTCCGGCTTGGAGTGCATCTTCTAAAGATCCACCGCTAAGTAAACTACCAAGTCCAGAACCAAGGGCCGCGCCTAGTGGATTACCTCCACTGGCAACCATGCCAACAAGTGCACCTATTGAGGAGAATAGGTCACCTTTTTTCTTTTCTGTTTCTGCTTCTTCTGCCATCATGCCTCTCCTGAAATTGCTTCGGGTGCGGTCACTGTAATTGCAGTATGCCGTTTTGTCTCTGCTGTCCAAGACTTTCCACAGTCAGGACAAGTTCCGTCTGGATATGATGCAACTTCTTCTGGTGTGTCTACCATATTATTACAATGATGGCACTGTAACTTATCTACTGAAGTTGAAGGTCTAAACCTAGATCCATCTCCTATTACTATAATATGTTCATCACTCATGTTGTACTCACTGTTACTGTTCCTACTGTCCCTGTGCCTTGAGATCCACGAAGAAAAGCAGAATGGGTTAAAGGTACTCTAACATAACCATCATGCTGAAATAAAGCCCCAGGTTCTAATCCACTGTCATCTGTTTGTAAATTAGTTATGGTTATGTCTGTTGCCCTTACGTCACCTGGGTTTTGAATCTGTTCTAAGAACACAGAAAACGCCCGAATGACTTCGGCAAAATAAGTTCTTTGATATTGATCTGGTGGAATAGGAAAGTATGGACGGGATAAACGCCTAGACATTAGCGCCTCCCATCTGATCGTATATCAAGGCGAGGAGAACCCAAACGCCACGTTACACCAAGGTCATCAGATGCAATTTTAAAACGCATCTGTCTACCACGAAGTCGAAAGTATAGTTGTTCTGTTCTTGCATCTACAGCAGCAGCTTGTGTTTTTACAAACGCATCCGTTTCTGTTTTAGAATAAGTGCCATCTGGGGCGTTTTTTACATCTAGTGTTATGTTCACATCAGGAAGTATAGCCGTAGAGTCCCTAAAGTCTACGTCTGGAATCATCTTACGAAGCAGCATAAACTGCTCACCATCTCCTATGTCTATAGGACTGGATTGAATGTAAGCATTAATTGGTGTGGTTGGATTAGTTGTACCATCGTCAAATCCGATTTCATGCTCATAAATATAACCGTCAGCGTTTGCTGCAAAAGGGAAATCAAAAATGCCCCTGTCAATCCATGCAGTTCTACCAAAAGATCCATAGTACCAAACCTGTTCTAGGTAATTATAAACAACATATCTGTTTACTTCAGTGCTGTTCTCAGATGGATAATACCACCATATCTCTGAGTGCTCCGTGTTTAAAGCTGCGTTAATCTTATCTAACTGCTCCTCGTTTATATCAGAGAAAACAAAATCTCTGACCATGCAAGGGAGCCTTTGAACGGCACCACTGTACACATAAAACTCTGCTCGACCCATCCAGTATACATTGTCGTCAACAGCAATAGCTGCATTCGGACTAGCAATCGTAATGTTTTCGGACAAAGAGTTGATGCCGAATGTAAATGGCGGCCCAAGGAACTGCATCGAATACAGTGTTGTATCGGTGAAAACTAGGATTTGTTGTCTGGTTTCAAGAGCAGTAACAATCTCTGAACCAGAACCGAGACGCAACTCACCCGCTGTGTTGGTCGCTGTGGATGCCCAGTCGGTTAAAGATTCTTGGGAGGAGAACCGTATAGCCAACGGATCTTGGACACCCGGATTAGCCTCCGTGTCACAACCAAACGCTATGATGTGTCGATCTCGGTCTGATACTAATACTTGTTTTGCAACAGTAGGCGCACTGTCTGACCCTGCTAGAGACGTAATATCAACACCTCTGGTAGACAATGTGTTTGTCTCATCCCAGTAGTATATACCGCCATCTCGCACGTTCATAATAAGGTCTTCACCAAAGTTATCATGTGACCAAAGACGAAGAGTGTTTGTTACAATTGCATCTGAAGAAGCAGATCCCCAAGTTCCTCGTGACCAAGTTCCTGCACCCCAACCTGCACCTGATACACCTATATCTAGTCCTGTGTTTATTTGATATTTACCAACAACAGAACCGCCGCCGTTGCCCGTATCAGATCCATTAGCTGCAACAAGGCTTGGATTAAGCTGTCCCTCATAAGTAATATAAGAGATAGAAGTACCCGCTGCTCTGGCTTTGATCTTATAACTTCCTGTATCTATAACTTCTGTAACGTAATACTCTTGGTTTAAAACATCAGCCGTAATCAAACCGCCCAGACTAGCTGCTCCAGAGTATGTTACAAAATCATTTACAACTGCACCGTGACTGGAATGACTAACAGTTAGTTCAGATGATCCGTTAGTTGCGGCAAAGGTAACAGCACCCGCTGATGTTGTGAGTCTTAAAGGGGTTACATCATTGTAAAAACCACCCTCGTCTATATAGTATTTAAGGTTTGTTCCCACACCAACATACTGATCCCTATCCAAAGAAACCCAAGGATGTAACGCACGGCAACTGCCAAGAAACGAGTTAGATGATCTCTTTTGCCAACCACCTATTTTCTCAGGATAGCCCTTTTGGAATCTAACGTTATCAATATCAAACCAACCACCCTCATTAGAGTAGGATGTTATCTCTCGATTTACTCCTGGTTTGAATTGTAATTTGGACAGAGGCATTAACTGATCTCTTCATAAGACACTATAACTTTAAAATCGTTTGCTGTTCCCGCTGTAGCACTCAACGAAGTTCCTGTACTTCCATTCTCTTCTAAATAAATAGGAGCGTCTTTTGTCACCACATCAAAAAAATCATTATTGTTTACTGATTTAAGCTGAACAAGTTCTGTAGCTGTGCCCCCCGCGTTAGTAGCGTTGTGATAACTAACAGTACAAGTTCTTGCTGCACTACCATCTACATTGACCAACCGCACAAGATTAACTTTAAGAACCTTATTATTAGATCCGGCATTGTTAAGAATTGATGTTGCTGATGTTGTTGTTAGGCTAGTTACGTTAACCTTACCTGTCATCGTGGTTAATGCTGCAATGTTTGGCTCTGCCATGTCTATCTCCTATCCCAGAATAATACTGAGGGCTATTGATGTGTTAGGTGCAAGGTTAGAGAACCCTATAGTCCCTGACCCGTTTGTAGTCAAAGCTCTATTCGCACTACCGTCTGAGGTCGGTAAAGTAAGAGCAGTAACAAAAGCTTGTAAGTTTGCATCATAGGCAAGAACGTCTGATCCTATAGCGACACCAAGGTTCGTTCGAGCATCAGATTCTGTGCCTCCACCCGTGCCTCCATCTGCGATAGCTAGGTCCGTAATTCCTGTTATAGAACCACCTGTAATTTTTACGCTGCTCATGCCAAGGTTGGCTGTAATGTCTACAACTGCTGCACCTGAACCTGCACCATCGGCATAGATTATAGCGTTGTCGCCGTTTGCTACAGTCACGTTTGCACCAGAGCCTTGGCTAAACGTACAAGCTTGTCCTGATCCGTTTACTACAAAGTATATATGCTGACCGTCATTAGGAGCTATCGTAATCGTACAAGCTTGAGTTGCTCCAGATAGTACAAGTGTTTTAAACTGACCATCTGACAATGCTCCATCACTTGTTGTAAGGGTATGCGCTGCCCCAGAAGATCCCAAGTTTATAGTTCCAACGCCGTTGGTAAGACGGTCAACTATGTTAAGATTATTGTTGGTGGTTGTACCCCATGTACCTGACTGCTCACCGTTTCTGATG